AAAAATGGGGCAGATTTTGGAAAAATAAAATACCCCTCTAGAACGCTCCAAAATTCGTTTTAAGGCGTTTTAGGGGGTTTATGATAAATTGTATTAGTACCATGATGAAACATTGATACAGAGGAAATCTGTACAGAAGCCGCACTGCATCTGTGTTTGCGAAACACAAAAAACGCAGTAACGGAAAAGTCAAAACAAATGTATTTATACAGCAGACATAAATAATTATTGACAATGGTATTGATACCATGTTAAAATAATTGTCTTTTTTGTAGGGGTAGGGGAAAATGGTAACGGAAAAGCAAAAGGCGAACTTGATACCCACAAGCAAAAGAACGCCTAGAGAACGCCAAGAAATTTCTAGGCTGGGAGCAAAAGCCTGCAATGAGGTGAAAAGCTGGAAAGCCAAAATGCAAAAGTGTGTGGGGAATAACTGGGATACTTTACTGGAAGACCCGGCTATGCAAGCCAAGCTGAAAAAGGCAGGGCTACCGCCTACATACTTTGGGCAGTTCATTCTTGGCGTTAACCAGAGAGCCGCTAAAAACCCCATGATACTCCGCACCCTCATGGAAGTTATGGATATGCTTCCCCAGAATGGCACTCAAGTAAATGTCAATAATGTGCCAATTATCATAGGTGGAGAGGATGAACTCAAATAACTGTGATATCTGGCTTCCAGATATTGTAGGGGAACACTATGGGGAGTTTTGGCGGTGGAAAGGGCGGTACAGGGTAGTCAAGGGTAGCCGCTCCAGTAAGAAGTCAGTAACCATGGCTCTGTGGAGCATATACTCCATCATGAAGTACCCACAGGCTAATCTGCTAGTAATCCGTAAGACCTACCGCACATTAAGGGATAGCTGTTATGCACAGCTTAAATGGGCTATACACCGCTTGGGTGTAGATGCCCTTTTTCTTTGCAAGGAATCTCCGCTTGAAATAACCTATACTCCTACAGGGCAAAAGATATTTTTCCGGGGGCTTGATGACCCACTGAAAGTAACATCTATCACAGTGGAAACTGGTGTGCTGTGCTGGATGTGGATAGAAGAAGCCTATGAGATAACAAGGGAAGCTGACTTTGAAACGCTAGACGAATCCATCCGGGGCAGCTTGCCTGCTGGCTTGTTCAAAAGCGTTACTCTGACTTTCAATCCGTGGAATGACAGGCACTGGCTCAAGGCTAGATTCTTTGACAAGGATGACCCAGAAGTACTAGCCATAACCACAAATTACTTGATGAATGAGTTCCTAGACGGATCTGATAGAAAAATCTTTGAACGCATGAAAGTAGATAACCCAAGGCGGTACAAGGTAGCTGGCTTGGGTGAGTGGGGTGTGATAGAGGGGCTGGTATATGAACGCTGGCAGGAGCAGGCGTTTAACTGGCAGGAAGTATCTGCCATGGATGGGGTAGAGAGTGCGTTTGGTTTGGACTTTGGTTATACCAATGACCCCACAGCCTTGTTTTGTGGGCTTATCTCTAATGAACAGAAAACTATATGGGTGTTTGATGAGTTATACCAAAAAGCCCTAACCAATGAAATGATAGCAGAGCGGATAACAAGCATGGGATACGCCAAGGAACTGATAACAGGGGATAGTGCAGAGCCAAAGAGTATAGAGGAACTCCGCAGGCTTGGCATCCGCAGGATAAGGGGAGCGGCTAAAGGCAAGGATAGCATTGTTAACGGAATCCAAAAGATTCAAGACTACATGATAATAGTGCATCCACGCTGTGTGAATTTCCTTACAGAGATATCATGCTACTCATGGGATAAAGACAAATTTGACAAGCCAATTAACAGACCCATAGATGACAATAACCATTTAATGGATGCTATGAGATACGCACTGGAAAACAAGATACACAAGCCCAGCGGCTTGAAGTTTAACACTGCGAATCTGCAAAAATATAAAAGTTTTACTGTATAAAATACAGGGAAATGCGAAAAAAGACGGCAAAATAAAATTGCTGTCTTATTTTTATGCAAGATGGTGTAAGACATGGCAAAGAAGAAAAAACAGTTAAAAGTGAATAGGGGCATTTTAAAAGACCGGGCTGACTTTGATGTGAATGATTTTAACCTACCCCGGACGCTGGCGGCAGTACCCAAGGCGGTGGCACAGCAGAACGCTATGGCGTTTGACGCTATCAAGCCCCAGCTTGAGGGCTTCCTAGAGGATGGGATGAAGCACAGCCTGCAAGCCATGGGTGTACTGCACTGTGCGGATGCGTCATTTCTGGGCTATGGGGCGTTAGCGAACTTATCACAGAATGGGCTGATAAGGGCTGGCGTGGAAATGAGAGCGGATGAAATGACCCGGAAATGGGGCGAACTCTCACGCAAGGGTACGGATGAAGAAGTAACGGATGAACAGCAGGCGGTGCTGGATGCCTTAACGGAAGACCTTGAGCGGTACAAAGTTAGGGAACTGTTCAGATCCGCTTCTGCTTTGTGTGGGTACATGGGCGGCTGTCTCATGTTCATTGATACCGGGGAAGAGGTGCTGGCTAATCCGCTGATACTTGACAAGTACACCTTTACGCCAGACAGCTTCCGGGGCTTCCGCATTATTGAGCCGTACCTTGTAACTCCGGGCGGCTACAACAGTGTTAACCCCATGGCAGAGGATTATTTCAAACCATCACTGTGGTATGTGCAGGGCATCCCGGTACACGCTTCAAGGCTTATCTACTTTGCAGAGAACAAGCTGACCAGCCTGCTGAAGCCTGCCTATAATTTCTTTGGCTTACCGCTTGCTCAAAAAGTGCTTGATGCTGTGGCACATTACACAGAGAACAGGGAAGCGGCAGGCAGGCTGTTGCAGAAGTACGCCCTCACAGTGCTGAAGACCAACATGGAAGAGGTACTGCAAGGCGGCTTTGATGATGCCCTGCATAGCCGTATTGAGTACTTTGTACAGAACAGAAGTAATGACGGCTGTGCCGCTATTGACAAGGAGCAAGAAGACCTTGTGCTACAGACTACCTCACTGGCAGGCGTTACTGACATTGTACGCCAAAGCATGGAGTTTGTAGCGGCTATGTTCAATGAGCCTGTTACCAAGATGTGGGGATTGTCACCTAATGGTTTTAGCACTGGTGACATGGAACTGCAAAACCATTATGACAACATCAAAGCACAGCAGGAGAAAATGTTTGGGGAAGCCATCCGCAGGGTGTTAAGGGTGTTACAGCAGAACCGATATGGTGAAATTGATGACAGCATCATTTTTACGTTTAGCCCCTTGAGTGAGGATGATGAACGCAAGATAGCTGAAACCAATAAGATACAGGCTGATACGGATGCTGTACTTATCAGCACCGGGGTAATCAGTGAGGATGAAGCTAGGGAAAGATTAATTTCAGATCCAAACAGCGGCTATAACACTTTGCAGGATAGGGAAGCGGATGACTTACCGCCCCTTGAGCCTTTCAATGAGAAAGAAGTGATTGTATGAGTGGCATAGTGTTTGGCAGGATGTACCCAAACGCAGGCTATAATGCCCGGTATCGCAGGGAAATCCGCAGGCTGATAAAAGCCATGCACAAGGATGTAAAAAAGGAACTGGGGGCGTTATACAGCGTTCTAGCCACAGATGCACCGCTGACTCTTACAGAGATAATGGCAAGGTTACGCAAGAAATGGTATTACCTCTTTGAAAAGAGAGCCAAGGAAATGGCTAAATGGCTGGCAGATTCTGTGCAGAAGCGTACCCAGAAAGATGTAATGAATCAGCTTAAAAAAATGAACTTTGCTCTTACCCCACATTACACCGGGGAAGAGAAAAAGCTTATCAAGGATTTTGTGCAGGAAAGCGTAAGCCTTGTCAAAACCATTCCGCAGACATTTCTGAAAGAGGTACAGGAGAATGTAAAAAAAGCGTTTGAGCGTGGCGGTGACCGGGCAGCTATCAAGGAAGCCATAGAGGAAAAAATTGACCATCCGCTGGTAAAGAACGCTGAACGCAGGGCTGAACTGATAGCCAAAGACCAAACCCAAAAAGTTACCCAAGATTTTGCAAGGGCTAATGCTAAAGCCTATGGAGCTACTAAAGCAAGGTGGATACACATACCGGGAGAGAAGACCAGCCGCATAACCCATATGCACATGGATGGGGAAGAATTTGATATCAATGTGGGGCTGTATGACCCGGATGTAGGCGAATATGTGAAGCCCGGGCAGTTAATTTATTGTATGTGTACGCAGGAATTTTTGTTCCCGGGAACAGAGTGAGGGCTTATGAATAACTTACTTTTTGACGCTACGCCCAGCGTTAGATCCAAAGATGAAAATGGCTTTCTTCATGTGGCGTTAACGCCCATAAGTAAAGCCACAGTAAACCCCTACCTAGGGCGTGAGATAGAGGGCAGTGCGGCTCATGGCTTCAAGCCGGATGCCATTTATTATGGTTTGCGTGACCCCAAGGAACTGGAAAAGGCGGCTGATACTTTTAACGGCTTGCCATTGCTCCTAGAACATCATCCCACAGATGCGGAGAACTTACCCAAGGAGTGGGTAGTAGGAAGCATGGGAACTGATGCAGTTTATGAAAAGCCGTACTTGAAAAACTCCATGACAGTAACGGATGCCCAAGCCATTGGCTACATTGAAGATGGAACAGCAAAAGAAATTTCATGCAGTTACCGCTTCACCCCGGATTTTACCGCTGGCACATATACGGAAGCGGACGGATCTGAAGTACATTATGACTTTATCATGAGAGACATAAGGGGTAACCATGTAGCTTTAGTTCCAGAGGGAAGAGCAGGGCATGATGTCCATGTTGCTGACAGCGGCAACGCTGTGAAAGATATATGGCAGGAAAGGAGAGATTTTATGCCAATTGATGATTTTATCAGCAAATTTATGCCGCTGGCATCTGAAGAAGACAAAACAGCGGCAAAAGCGGCACTGGAAGCCATGACCCCGGCAAAAGATGAAGAACCTACTTTTGCAGAGGGCGTGAAGTATGGTGAAGAACTTGAAAAGAAAGAGCCGCTGAAATTGGACAGTGAACATGAAGCAGAGGGCATGGAAGCCAAAGAAGCGGAAGATGCCTGCGGCAAAGATGAAGAACTGCCCACAGATGAAGAAAACCTTGATGAACTCATGAAAGACCCCAAATTTAAAGCCGCCTTTGAAATGGGTGTGAAGTATGGGGAAAAGCGTGAGAAAGAAGACCCGGAACGCATTGACGCAGACCATGAGCGTGAGGGCATGGAGCGTGTGCTGGGTGAGGACAGCATCAAGGCTATTGAGCAGAGGGTAACGGAAAAGTTACGCCATATCAATGATGCCGCCAAGAAAGTACGCCCTCTGGTGGGGGAAATTGCAAATCCCTTTGCTTTTGACAGTGCTGAAGCGGTGTACAGCTTTGCTCTGGAAAAGGCTGGCAAAGATATCAAGAAGTACCCGGAAGCCGCCTATGAGGGCATGGTGGACATGGTACTGGAGCATAAGCCTATGGCTGTTGACAGCGTGGCTGGTGCTGAAGCCTGCGGTGACGCAGACGAATATATTAAGGCGTTAAAAGCCATTCGTAAATAATGAAAGGAGAATAAAACATGGCTGTAGATTACACTTTTCAGAATGTAGTAAACATTGAGCCTGCCGCTGGATTACCGGGCGGCTATGCGGCTGTAAATCCTATTGTTAGCACTCCCCGGGGATATGTTGCAAAGGCGGCAGTAACTGCTGGCTGTTTCTGCTGGGAAGATTCCACCAATGCTGGACAAGTTAACCCCTCTGGTAGCGGTGTACCGCTGGGTTTGGTAGTGCGTGAGGTAAATGTACCCATGGGTACTGACCGGGCTTATACCAATGCAGTTCCTGCTGGCTCTACTGCTACTGTAGCGGTGGCTGGTGATTTTTATGTAGTTCCCACTGCGGCTGTAACCAAAGGCAATAAAGTATTTGCTTCTACAACGGACGGCTCTGTTAAGGGCGGTGCGGCTGGTGCTACTGTTTCCGGGCATGTGGAAACTGAATGGGTATTTGATACCACCGCTGGCTCTGGTGAACTGGCTATCATTACCAAACACTAACTGAAAGGAGATAGATAACATGACTATTACCAAGGAAGAATTACGCAAAGCCATGCGTGACAGCGGCATTGTATTTGATTCCGCTAAATACTTTGTAGGTGCGGATGATGCGGCTATCACAGCCCCTAACATTGGCGTACCTACTGTATTGACTACTTATGTTGACCCGGCTATTGTACGGATTTTAACTGCACCCCGGAACGCTCGTAAAATTTTTGGCGAACGTAAAAAGGGTGATTGGACTACCAGCTCCGCTATGTTTAAAGCTGTGGAAGCTTTTGGCACTACTGCACCCTATGCTGATTTCAGCAATGCGGCTACCAGTGACATCAATGTAGTATACCCGGAACGAGATAACTACATCTACCAGACCACTATCCGCTATGGTGAGCGTGAAATGGCTATGATGGGGCAGGCGGCTATTGAACTGGCTTCTGAAAAGCAGATTTCTGCCGCTGAAATTCTGGATGTAGATGCCAATAAATTCTACTTAAAGGGCGTGGCTGGCAAGCGTATCTATGGCTTACTGAATGACCCTAACTTGCCTGCTGATATCACCCCGGAAACTGTCCGCACCAACGTGGTACTGTGGAGTGCCAAGACCACTGTAGAAATCTACAATGATATCATTAAAATCTTTGGCAAATTAGCAGAACATTCGCAGGGGCGTATCTCTGTAGATGCGGATCTGGTACTGGCTGCCCCCCCGGCTGTCATGGTTATGCTGGGCAAAACCACTGACTACGGAAAGAGTGTTGTTGACATGTTGAAAAATTACTTTACCAGCATTGATTTTGTCACTCTCCCGGAACTGTCCGCTAATGGCACTGATTCTGTATTGATGTGTGCAAGGGAAGTTGATGGCGTTCCTGTTGCTGAACTGGCATTCTCTGAAAAGATGCGTCAGCACCAGCTTATCCCGGAACTGTCCAGCTATAAACAGAAATTCAGTGCTGGCACATATGGGGCTGTAGTGTTAAGACCTTTTGCTATCCAGATTATGTCTGGTGTATAACTGATTTTTAGGGGGTATTATCATGGCAGAAACAAAAAAACGCACAAGAAAGCCTGCAAAAAAGACCACAGCAAAAGCTGAATTTGAAACTGGGGAAGTTATCCTTGCGGATGAACTGGATGAACCAGAAAAGAATGATACTGTCACTGTTTGCTCTAATTTTCCTAGGGATATTGTTTATGAGGTGAAAGACCGGGCAGGCAGGACAGTAGAAATTCTTATCAAAGGAAACAGCGGACATTTGCGTGGTAAGGCGGCTGGTGTGCTTCCTTTGGGTGCTTATGGCATTACCATGAATGTACCTAAAGAAGCATGGGAGCAGATTTCCAGCATCTATAAAGAGGATGCACGAATTAAAAGGGGTTTGATTTTTGCAACAAAAGCCAGTAACGCAAGGGCTGAAGCCAAGGAGCGGAAAGCCCTGCGGAATGGCTATGAACCTATTGACGAAAAACAAACCAAAGTAAAAGCAAATGAGGGCTGAACATGGATAATGTGGTAATTTTTGACGCTGAAGAATTTTTAGCGTTATATCCACAGTTTAATAATGTTTTCACGCCAGAACAGTTAACCAAGTTTTTCAGTGTAGCCTGCCTGCTCTGTGATAACACAGCAAACAGCAAAGTAACGGATCTGGCTGAACGCAAGACCCTGCTGTATATGTTGGTGTGCCATATTGCCACGCTAATGCAGAGGGGTACGGCTATGCCGGGACTTATTACTGCCGCCACAGAGGGTAAAGTCAGCGTCAGCTTACAGGCGTATACTAACAATCCAAATTGGTATAATCAGACCCAGTGCGGCAGTATGTTCTGGCTGGCTACAGCCAAGTACAGGGTAGGTATGCGTTATGTTAGCTGGCACTGTTGACCTACGGCTACCGGGGCTGACAAAACTGCTGGGAAGCTTAAAAGGGGCTTGTAAGGTGGAAACCCATGTGGGCATCTTTGAGGAAGCTTCTTACCCGGATGGCACATCTGTGGCTTATGTGGGCTACCTAAATGAGTATGGGGGGCATAACCCCCCACGCCCATTTTTAAGGCGTACCCAAGAAAAGAAATTCAACAAATGGCTGGGTATCTACACCAATGTATTAAGGGGCGGTATCACTGCCGCCAACATTGACAAAGCCCATAACCAGATTGGCATAGTGGCTTCACAGGATGTCAAAATCACAATAAAGCAGTGGAATCCATCAGATCCACGCATGAACAAGCCAGCCACTATTAGAGCCAAGGCAAGGAAGTCAGCAGGGGCTAAAGGCAAAAATCAAGCAGGCAATGACCCCACCCGGGTACTGCACGATACTGGCATTATGATTAACAGCATTACTTACAAGGTGGAACAGAAAAAATGATGGGATTAAACTTACATAACATAGTGAGGGGTGCTATCACTGCTGTACACCCGGATATAGAGTGTGTGTTATATCACGCCATGGGGCAGAGGAACATAAAGGGTAAGGTAACCCCTGTGTACCTTGAGCCTATCAGTGTTATGGCTAACTTTCAGCCCCTTGATGCTGACAAGCTTACCCATGTGGATGGGCGAAATGATACACCTGCCAGTGAGCAAGTTTTCTTATACTCCAATAGCCCCTATGTGGTAGGACAGTACCGCTGGAACGCCAGAACAGGGGATATATTGCAGTATGGGGATGAATACTGGCTTGTTATTGCTGTGCTTGAGGATTGGAGTATAGACGGCTGGGCTAATGTGGCGGTACACAGACAAGTAACGCCCCCGGATTTTACGGCTAGTGAATGGAGTGAAGATTATGCTGGTACTTGATGCAGTTAATGACTTTATCTTGCAGTATACGGATGTTGTGCAGGATAAGCTTTTCAGAGGGTATCAGAACAGATCCGCACTGCCGCAGACCCAAGATTATACGCTGTTCTATATGGATACCACCAACAGAATAGGCACTAACGTAGACCATGTGGAAGACCTAAAGACCACAGTACACGCTTTAAGGGAGTATGTTGTCATCATTGATTTCTGTGGATATAATCAAGAAGTCATTGAAGACCGGGCTACTAACTTGGCGGTGCTGGGGCGTAGTTTTTTTGCAGTTAATTTTTTCAAAACTTACGGAATAACTTTCAATTATGCGGATGAGGTGCAATATCTGCCATATACGGATGATACAGAGCAGTATGTACACCGCTACCGCATTGCGTTACATTTGAGCCGCTGGGATGCGGTGGAAGTAGATACACAGAGTGCTGTTGTAGCGGATGTGTATATAGAAAATGTTGACGCACACCATACACCATAAGAAAAGGAGTGATTATATTGGCAAAGGCAATTCCTGCCAGCTATATTGTCAGCGTTAACCCTAGGGTTATGTATGGGTCAAGCGGTACGCTGGTAATGAGCGGCTTACTGCTCACTGATAACGCATTACAGCCTTTCCCCCAGCTTTTGAGCTTCCCCGGTGCTGATGAAGTAGGGGAATACTTTGGCGTGGATACGGAAGAGTACAGGCTGGCTACCAAGTACTTTCTGGGCTTTGATAACAGCTACAGAAAGCCAGAAAAACTGTATTTTGCAAGGCGGTGTAAAACTGCTTTTGGCGGTGGTATCATTGGCTCTCCTGTTACCGCTGTGGTAAGTGATTTTGTGGCTGTTACAGATGGCTGTTTTAAGATTTCTGTGGACGGAACTGAATACACCATTTCTGGCGTGGACTTTTCTGCCGCTACCTCTTACAGCACTATTGCACAGGCTGTGCAGAACGCACTGACTACCGCAGGGGCTGGCGTAACCATTGAGTACTCCAGCGTTACCAAGGGCTTTTTGATTAACAATGAAACTACCGGGGCAGAGGGTACGCTGTCCTATGTCTCTGCGGACAATACAGGCACTGATATCTCCAGTATGCTGAAGTTAACGGAAGCGGATGGGGCAGTGCTGTTCAATGGCAGTGGAGTTTTAACCCCGGCTGAAGTTATGGAATCTGTGGAAGACCAAACCCAGAACTTTGTATCATTTACTTGCGTGGACGAAATGACCACAGAAGAGGTGCTGGGTTATGCGGCATGGACTAACAGCAAAGGTGTTAGCTATCTGTTCTCTGCGTGGGATGATTCTTCTGCTTCTTCCGCTATCTTACTGAAAGCCGCTATTGATAATAACGGCTATGCTGGCACATCCGTTATTTACGGATCTGCTGACTATGCAGTATTTATCATGGCAGAAGCCGCTTCCATTGATTGGAACAGGCGGCAGGGCGTGGTAAATTTTGCATTCAAGCACCAGAGCGGCTTGGCGGCTGTAGTTATTGATGGGGCTGAAGCTTCCCTGCTTGAAGCTGGCAATGTCAACTACTATGGACGCTGGGCTACCAGAAACCCGGAATTTGTGTTCATGTACAATGGCAAGGTATCCGGGGATTACCGCTATCTTGATGCATGGGTGAACGCTATCTGGTTACGCTCTGCTATTCAGATTTCCTGCATGGATGGTATGACCATTGCAGGGCGTGTGCCTTACACTGAAGCAGGCTATACGCAGATTAAGGCATGGTTACAAGACCCCATTAACACAGCCCTGCTGAATGGTGTAATTGACGCTGGCGTAGTACTTTCTGAAAAGCAGAAAGCAGAGTTATATGTGGAAGCTGGTGAAGACATTACGGAACAGCTTTTCACAGAGGGCTATTTCATCCAAGTAGAAGACCCGGGGGCGGCTGTAAGGGCTGACCGGGGAACGCCTATTATTAATGTGTGGTACACCTATGGCGGCAGTGTGAATAAGCTGAATGTACCCATGACAGCCTTAATGTAAGGGGGTGGCATAAATGAATAATATTACTAGTGCAAACGCTACCGCCTACATGGTAGTAAAAGACCTTTACCCGGCTGGCTTTGCTCTGAACAATTTTTCTACAGACCAAGCCATTGATGAAGCAGAGGACACCATTGCTGAAACACGGATGGGCGTGGATGGTTACATGGCGGCTGGCTATACGCCCAGCATCAAGAATGTTACCATTCAGTTTGAGGCAGCTAGCCCCAGTGTACAGTTCTTAAATAACTTGTATCTGGCTTCCCAGAAGAACAGACGCACCTATGAAGTCACGCTGGTTATCACTGTTCCTGCGGTGGGAAAAACTTATACCTACACCGGGGGCGTACTGAAGACAGCCAAGGCTCTGCCTGCACTGAAAAAGGTACTTGACCCGGTAAGCTACGGCTTTGATTTTGAGAAGAAGACCATAGCATAAGAGAAACGCCTGT